GTTTCATTGGATCTCCTTGCACTCGCTTCATCTGCTGAAACCCGTTCCACTTTTATGTCTACGGGAAATGATCCACTTGTCTCAATGATGTAATCCCTCAGATAAGCAGTACTGGCTTTTCCTGAAATCGTGTCCTCTTTGACTGTCTGATAGCCGCCACCGTTGTATTGCCTAAGAATCTTGATTTCTACAGAATGACCAACAATATCTCCATCCTCTTCAACAATCCTTAGAACCGGAATTCGTATCGTTACGCGAACTCTATCGGTTGTGGCAGTCGTTATCTGTCTTGTGACTGAATTTGTTTTCGTGACTTCCACCCCTACATTTGTTTCTGATTCGGTGCTCGGTATATCAGCAACGTAAGCCTGTGTTTGAGTGCCTTTTCTTAGCTGGCAAGAATAACCCTCGAAATTTGAATTACCTCCAGCATCTTTGACTGGCGTTCCATCGAGGTAAATAGATTTTTCGCCGTCTCCGGGGATTGCTCCCGTGTCCATTCCTTCAATCTCACCTTCTGAAAGCAGATCGACAACGTTCGCATATTGAACCGACTGGAGAGAATCATCGGACTCGATCGGTGTATGTCCGCCGCCGCCGCCACCTTTGCCGCCTCCTCCTCCAGCACCTCTAATTCCAAGACCTAATCCAGCATTATGAACGCGAACATTCTCAGCAATAAATGTATGTTGATTCTCAACCGTTAAGTTATAAACAGTGCCAGCCCCGATTTTTTTCTTTTCTATTAGTGGAACTAAATGATTATTCTGATTAAATACACAGTCATCCTCTTCAAGAGTTCCAACGCCGACAAAAGCATTGAATTGATTTAATACCCACTGGTTAGGAGTAGCAGTAAAAGAATCACCACCCCAAAACTTGAACCACCAAATTTCTTCCGCTTCATGCCTATGTACCTTTAAAACTTTTGCTTCATGTATTTTCCCTTGATCGTCAAAACTTAAAACAACATCGCCTTCAAGAATTGAATTGATTTCCTTATAGCCATCAGGAACTGATACACGGGTTGTTCCTATAAAACAACCTCCGCCACCGCCACCGGCTCCTCGAATGTATTTAGTGCTCGTCATAGTTGATCTGTATCAAGGCCGCTTGAAATAACTGAACTTCCTACGTAAAGGCGTCCGTAGGCAATTGGGACTGGAGTCCCAACTTGGCCTGTATTTGTTATTCCGCTAAACGAATAGGACTGCAAAGAGTTTGCTTGCTTCATATCTATGCCCGGGGGTGTTGGGCTTAATAATTGCGCTACCCCACCCAATGCCAAAGCGACACCCATGCTGCCGACGGCTGTGCCAACTGCAATAGGGGCGCCGCCAAACGTTCCGATCATCCATCCGCCCGGGATCAAGAACGCTGCACCGACCAGTGCTGCCCCAATAAGTATTTGCCCCCAACCGCTCTTTGCTCCTGCAACAACGGGCGCGATGCTGAAAACATCTCTTTCACTCCAAGGTAAAGCCAAATCTTCAATGTTCTCTTCCTTTATTTGTTCCTTCCCTACATTGACCTTGTATCCAATGCCGTCTTTCTCACTGTCAATAATCCATTTACCTAACCCAGGGAAATTAGCAATCAAGGCTCTTAAGGCTTCTGCTGGTGTATTGACATCAAATTCAAAGCGGCCTTGACCTCCAAGCCGCTCTTTTAAAGCCCCATAGACCTTAATTATCTTCATGTCTCAAACAGGCTGCGGTCACCTTGTAATAGTAGCCGCCATAGACATCTCGACTTGATAGTCTGCCTTGAACATGGTGCAAAATAAGTTGGTCGCCTAAGAAAATAGCAGCGTGATTTGGGACAGGCGACTCGATGCACATCAAAATTGCGTCACCATGCCTTAGCTCGTCCTGCCCTATCTCATGAAAACCTTCCTTTTTGAAGTTATCTAAATACAGATTCTCACCCTTGTGCCACCAATCGTCCCTCCTTTCATAATCCGTCAAATCAAGCCCTTTTTCTTTCTTATACCAATCTCGGCAAAGACTAAAACAATCAATCAATCCATGAGAGAAAGTTCTCCCTACATATGGCAATTCCATTCCGACGGGTTCACATTCGCCCCATAGTTCAGTCTGCGGATTAACAACAAACCAAGGGACTTTAGACTTTTCACAGGCAACTTGATCTGCAAGAGAAGGGCTTTGATTCTCTTTCGGGTGACTGTGAATTATTGCTGTGATTTCGCCTTTTTCTTCTGCTGCAATGTATTCAGAGGAATCAAGTACAAAATGTTCTTCAGGATGATCCGCAATGTTCTTGCATGGAAAATAATTGCTGCGACCTTTTACAACATGAACGATGCCAACACTTTCTTTCGGAAACTCTTCTTTTGCGTGGGCAAGAGCAGCGTCCTTGATTGGCTTAGATAATTTCATCGTGTTCGGCCTGCTGTAGGAAATGATCCATAAGGCAATGGGCTATCAGCACCGAAACGCAACTTGCATGATTCAAGGCGTTTTCCACATTTGTCTTCTGCAATTGTGCTAACTGATTGATCTTGATCATTCCAATAAGTGGAGCCTGTATAAGAACATTCACTCGAACGATAGGCCCATTGACAAATATTGCCTATCAACTGGCGTTGAGGGATGCGTTGACCAGGTAGATCAAGGCGGCTGGCAAGTTCAAAAACAACATTCTGTCTGTTCTCTGAAGCTTTTCTATCTATATACCAAATCTCTACGGGCCATTGAGCATTGGGATCAGCAGCGGACTCTCCATCTAGAAACTTCTTTAATGTCCTAATTCTTCTAACTTCTGCACCTGTCAAATCATTCCCAGTATTGAAAGCATTAACGTCTGACAAAAGCGATGTAATCGTTAAATCTAAATTCGCAACCGTTAGTTTTGGTCTTGGCAACGATCCCGATGAAGAGAATTGAAATCCGTCCGCTTTAATTGGATAACGCACATAAGTATTACTAGCCCAAACGATATTTCCGGCAACATTCGCCTTTAATCCGTCATGCCATCGAACCGGACTTGTGACGGCTGTTCCATGTATAGAAGAATCTAAATGTAATTCAAATAGCTCGATAATCGCATTAGGCGCAAGCACAGAGACGTCTTCATAGACGCTACTAATTGACTGCCAGGTAACACTTCCATCTGTTGCTGTTGACCCTAAATCTGTCGGCCATACAGGCTCAGACGATGCAGAGGTTCCTGCATTTGTGACACGAAAGAATAAGCCCGTAACCTGAGCGGAGGTTGCACGGCGGATATCTCCAACTGAATAAGCCGTCGAAGCGGCCCATGCTGATACTGCCATTAGGGTTCAAACACTTGACGGAAAGTTGCTTTGATCGTTGCTCTGTCCTTATAAGGGATAGTCTTTGACCAACCCTCGCAAACAAATTTACCTGCTGATTCTTCCGGTGGAGTCCAACCAAAAGCATCTGCATCAGCAGCTCGAGCGTCCAAGAAATCTTCTATCGTGTCTGATTGTGTTTGGCTAATATTTCCAAAAGTCACGTTGTAAATCTTCGGGTTGTTATTTAAACCCTCTGCAAATCTCATCTCATAACCATCGCCAAAAACAATCTTGCGATTCTTAGGTTTGCTCGCTTTGCGAACACCATAATCAACCGAAACTGAGGGAAAGTTTGCCATTTAAGGTAAAGCAGCTAATAAACCGCCAGGTCGTTTCTGGCTGACTAACTCTTGCTGGATAGCTGCTCCAAGCATAGAGCCAAGCTGGTTTGCCTGATCGTCATCACCTTCAACTTCACTGCCACTTGCGTCAACATTAACGTTGATGCTGATATTGCCACCCATTGAGCTATTTGGAGCAATGCTTCCACTCCTCTTAGGTGTAAACATTTCTGGCCCTCTTTCACCGACGAGATATGAACTTCCGCCGGCAACTGATCCACCCTCTGCCCTTGGTCCTCCGAACGTTTTACTGAGAAAGCCCCCAAAACCGGCAGTAAAAGGCGCGATGATTGCTTGCCGAATAGCAATCCGGATCATGTCAGAGATGATGCTGGTTGCTAATTCCTTAAATTTAAACTTGCCTGTTTCAACAAAGGAGACCAAAGAATCTTCCATGCCTTTGAAGGCTTTTACAACTACATTTCCGACTTGTCCGCCGAAATCATTTACCGTCTTAAGATACGACTGGAACTTAGTAGCAAAAGCAGTTTTAAATTGTTCAGATGTTTGAGCGGTCGTTTTCCCTAATGCTTGCATAGCAGCATTAGCTTTCTGAATTTCTTCGGCTGCTAATTCTCCAGGGATTTCGGTCAAACGTTGATTCAGTTTCTCTATATCGGCTGTAAGAGCTTCAATTAATTTCTTCGTAGGATTAGTGTTGATATTTTCAGAAGTTACCGTCGCACTACCTCCGAAGGCTCTCTCAGGGTTGATTCCTTGCCCTAATTTGTTCGCATTTTCAAGGCGTTGAAGTGTTAATTGAGCCTCAGCTAAAGCCAATTCTTTGATGCTAACGGCTGCTTTTATAGCGGCTGTATCTTGCCCCTCTAAAAGCTCATTAAATTCTTCTTGTGCTCGTTTTTGAGCGACTAAAGAATTACCGTATAAAATCGCCGCCGTTGTAACAAGACCTATAGCAATAGCTATAGGCCCAGCGGCTGCCCTCGTCAGGTGTAACGCTGGGATGACCTTACGAATAAGGATGATTCTTAATACTCTAAAATGATTAATTGCAGCAACAATAAGAGGTGCCAATGTCACAAACCCAGCGGCCACCCCTAACACCCCGACTGACGCTAATTTCATAGCATCAGGTAAATCATCTAACCACTTAATAGCACCAGTCATTGCCTTCGTTAATAACAACTGAGCAGGTAGAAGTATTTCACCAATAGATCTCGACAAATCCTCCGTCGCATTCCTCAGATTCTTCATCTGCTGCGTCGGGTCTTTTGCCATGATCTCGGCAATAGCCGGGCCGCCTTCTTTCTCAATCCTCTTCAACGCCTTGATAACAACTTCGGCCGTCACTTTTCCTTCAGACGCTAATTTCTTAAGTTGTCCAATCGGTACATCCATCTCTTTTGCAATTACCTGATTCAATTTCGGCAATTGTTCCGCGATGCTTCTAAATTCATCACCTTGTAGACGGCCAGAACCTAAAGCTTGCGCTAACTGCAAGAAGGCTCCTGAAGCTGCCCCAGCGCTAACACCCGACAACTTGGCAGCAGTATTGAAGCCAACGAAAGTCGATTCAATATCTTTTAACTCAACACCTATCGGTCTTAAACGTGCATAAATATCGGTAACACTTGCAATAGCTTCCGAGCTGCCCAAACCAAACGTTTTTGCTGCTTTTGCTGCGAATTTATTAGCTTTGTCAAACTCTCCATATTCTTTCGTCAATAATTTCAGCCTTAATTCTGTTTGTTGAAAAGATGCCGCAACGCCGGCCATCCTTCGTCCCGTTTCGACTAATGCCAAACGGCCGACAATTCCAGCAAGCCCACCGAGTCGCGAACTTGCCCCCAGTGCTGACTTGCCTAATCGACCGGCAGCCGAAGTTACTTGATTTATCTTTTGGATCGCGCCCTTGGCGTCGACCTTAAATCTGAGGATTGATTCAGCCATGTTGCGATTCTATCGAGAACGTTTAGCCTTCTCCATTGATTCCTCCTCTCTTTTTGCCTTTATTTCGTAATAAGCAGCAAAATGCACCATCTCGGCGTCTGTTATTTCCCTCCTTAGTTGATTAACCGGCATCCCCAACTCGCAGGCCAAGAAGAACTCAAAGTAAAGCCAACTGTCCTGCTCTAATCGTTTTTTGCCTCTTCAATCTCCTCATCACCCTGAACTTCATGTAGGAATAATTCAATAGAATCAAGGACTTTTTCAGGCAATTCACGTTGTAATTTCAACGCATCGCCTTCATGAAAAGCTCTTGTGCCGTCCTCTAATTCAGCAGCAAGACACATCATTATTGTGCTTGCTTTTAACGCATTATCAGACCCGGCTTTTTCTAATGCTCTAATCCTTACAGCTCGAGTGATTGGCTTGAAGTAAAGATCAACGACTTTTTCACCGTCATGGTTCTCAACATGAAAGACTCGTCGCTCTTCTAAATCAGTAGCAAAAGCACCGATGAGCAAGTCAACGGTGCGCTCTTTTTGTGCAGCCATTTAATTGGGGTTGTTTAGATTAATACTAGAGGGCTTCAGGAATTACGCCTGAAGTAGTGAAGGAACAAGAAACGGTTCCGACTTCTCCAGTTGTTGATCCAAATTCTGCTGACGTGATGATGCCAGCGAAAGGACCAATCTTCTTTGTGCCGTCTAAATACAACTCGAAAGAAGCGTCTGCGGGGTCATCTGCCCTAAGCACATCTTCCATGAGCTTCAGTGATTCACCTGTCGCAGCATTGTCATAAATCAATTCAACAGTGCCTGAGCCTGAGATCAATCCACCGATGTGTGAACGTGCGCTATCACCTTGAACAGTCGTCTCAAGAACTTCTTTCTCAATACTGAGACTCCAGCTTCTTGTATTTGCGATTGTTGCAAGGGTGCCACCCTCTGACTCAAATTTAACTGAGCCATCCTCACCGCGTACTTTTGCCATAATTAAAGTTCCTCGAAGGTTTCAAAAGTGCAGCGCACTTGAGTTTGGAAGTAACCCTCGGGATTAGCTGACGCCATCACCTCGGGGCCGATCGGGGCGTCGAAATAGACACCCGATACTTTAATCCGATTATAGAGGTCTCGAATACGTTTACCGATTGTAAAGTTTGGACCAGGGCCTCGGCCTTGCGCAGTGTAAATATTAACGAGCACCAAACCTGTTATTAAATTCACTCCACCCATCGCTTCATAAGTGCTACCTGAAAAGCTGACATTGCACTGACACCAGCTCTTATTTTTAGGCGGTGTGTATGACATGTTGTGGAAAACAACAGGGATTTTGTTCCCTGTAGCAAGTTCCGTTGACAATCTCTTTTCAATCGTCGAGCGAACAGTGTTGAGATTAGTGGCAGCCATTAGAACCTTCCTGACCTAATCATTCTGTCAAATTCTCGCTCGACCCACTTCTCCATGCTTTTTGCTATGGCCTCTGGATAGCCCGGCTGACATTGCTTGCTCTTGTGAGAGCCTCCCCAAGAAGGAGGCAGGCCCGTTCCAAACGCTATTGCTTCGGCGTATTCCATATTATTAGTAATGACATAAGTATTTCCGACTTTTTCTTTCTCCGAATATTCACGCCGCTGTGGATTCCTTAATCCGATATTGACTGCCTGCGTAGTTGCATCAGCGACTAAACGAGCCTTTGGTACTTTAGGGCCACCTTTTTTGTCTTCTAATTTAAATGCAGCATCTTTATTCTTGCCGATAGCCCAGGCATTTCGCATCGTGCCTGTGTCAACAGGTGTTGCAAGCTTCAGCCGAGCATCACACTCGAGAACACAAGTATGAAGTATGGCATTCGCAGCCTCTTCAAAAAACTTGCCAATATCTTCATTAGCAGGAATTTCTCTAGTCATCCTCTTAAATACATCTTGTAAGAGACATCTATCCCAGCCTGTTTTGTCGTTGTGACGCGGATGATCTGAAAGACGTCCGATCCGATCATGACTTCATCGGCTGTTGTGGGTGCATTAGATAAACCAGCAGCCGAAATCGTGGCAGTACGGTCATCAGATTGAATCAAAGAATTAACTTCTCTTTGATTAACTTCACCAATAACTGCATTTTTAGTTGAAGTGCTTGTCGTTTCACTCACTTCACCCGTATCAGCGTTATAAGTTCCACTAACAGACCGACGAATAGTAATACTTTGCCCCAATCCGGGGATACTATTCACATTGTCCATCGCTTTTTGCAAAGCGGCTGCAAAAGTCATCAGATCCGATAAGCAACAACAGAACCGCTGCTCAATGTGACGCTAGTGATAACACCTTCAATTGAACAATTCTGCTTTAGTGCTATTGAAGTCAGGGTGTTGCCAGTGATATCAGCAGCAACAAGAGTTCCAATAACTGAATCTTCTAGTGCTTTTACACACCCAAAACGACCTGTATGGGCAGCAGTGTCGCTGATGTATTCTGCGCCGGAATAAGTAACCATGATTAGCTCCGTTTAATGGCTATGTTACCGGGTCCAGAAATGCGGAGCCCAGTCATATATCTTTCCACCATAGGCGGGATA